ATTTTTTCCCTCATATATATGAGTGGTAAAACTTCCTTTCAAGCATTTTAGTTTTCATTTGTATTCATTGTCTATTATATGGACTACTGGTCCCGTTAGTTGGCTTTGAATATAGATGCAACCTGATTTGCTTGAGCAAACAAATGGATTTTTCTGGATTTGGATGACTTTTCTTCCTTGCTAATTCTATTTTATAGTCTAATCTAGCCGCTGTGTTAGAAGCCAAGGAAAAAGCAGTTCTGCGTGAAGAGGATGAGTCCTCTCGCCAGTAGGGTTCTGTGAAGAGTTGAAAATTTCAAAACCCTCGTGTTTCTGGTTACATTAAGTGATCTATTATTATGGCATATACAGTAATTTAAGAAATTTCGTCCTTTTACAAGTAGTTCCTGAACAATTTATTTGGTAACAGACTATTTGTAATGGCATGATGAACTCTTATCTCGTATATCGATTAATGTTAGGTCGTCAGGTAAACCCTTAATGGCAGAACACGGAAAACGCTCTGAATGTCTCAATCTCAAAATTTTTCTTATTATTTTTTTTATTATAAGACTCAAGTTTTAACTCAAGTATCCCATAAGTTGTTTAAGAAAGTTAAGCAACCAGTTTTGCAAGTGGGTAGCTCAAAAATTCGCCTTTTTGATTGTCAAAATCGTAAGTTGGCGTATGATTTGGTCAAAGAATTTGTAGCTGAGGGTCTGGATACTGTCACTGATGTGTTGGCAGGTTTCAGGATATTAATGCGCATCTTGCCCGTAGCGGGGCGTGCTGCGCATGGTATGAATAATATACGTAAGTTTATTTTTCCCTTGATACAACTTGTTCGATCAGCTTATAATCTTTCTAGCGATTTTTCAGTATCAAATATTATCTCTATAGTTTTAGATTTTTTGTCTTTATATGAATGTTTTAATTTAACTTTTGAAGCTGAAAGCTTAGATGCTTTGGTTTTAGCGGGTGTTTCTTATTTGTTGCCTGCGGAATTTTTCTCTTTTTTAAAGCGATTGACTTTGGTTTCTAATGTTAAAATTGGAGACGACGTTAATCTTTTTTATCAATTAATTTCTCATTTATTTGATTTTATTTTCTCAATTTTGGATAAAGTGAAGGCCCCAGAATGTTTTAAGACTGGTTTGGTCTCTCTTTTAAATTTTTTAAAAATTTCTAGTTCTCATTTAATTTTATATGAAATTAACGCTTTATGTGAAGCTTGGAGCGCAAATAAAAAGATCATTTTAGAGTATACTTTTAAAGAAAAGGTGAAAACTCTTCAGATTAAGTATGCTAAAGATATGTCAATCCCAGATTGGGGCAAAAAGTCCCAAACTATTGCCAATATTATAAGTAAATGGGATAGGTTAGTCAAAATAGTTATAAATTCTGACAAGGTGAATAGAGTAGAACCGAATTGTTTTATTTTAGAAGGACCTCCTGGTTGTAGGAAGTCTGTCTTGTCAAATTTACTCTGTCAAGCTCTTGGTGAGAGAGTTTATGCTCATATAGTCAAAGCCGTTACAGACGGCAAAGATTGGTATGATAATTATAATGATGAACCTATCTTCTTTATGGATGATGTTGGAGCGCAAGGATTGTCTCAGTGGAGAACCATAATAAATATGGTTTCTTGTGTTAAAATGCCCTTAGATTGCGCTCAAGCTGAGCTTAAAGATACTAAATATTTTTCTAGTACTAATATAATTTTGACCACAAATAAATTTATGACGTTGTGTGACGTAACTAAGCAAGATTGTATAAGTGATGTAACTGCTTTGTATAGGAGGGGGTACGTTTTTGATTTGACAAAAGTCAAAGCCGGATCTACCTTTCTTCAGGGAGTTATAACATTTAAACATTATGATGTTTTACAGCGAGAGTGGTTGGTAGGATTTCCTAAGCATTTTAATACAAATGTTTTTGAGAAAATACCTTCAACTCTTGTTGTAAAGGATGACACCCCTAGAGGGAGTGTTGTTGCTTGGATGGTTGCTATTGTTAAAGCTTTTGGTCGCGTAAAGGCTGGTTTCGCCGAAGAAGGCGAACTTTCTAACAGTGAGTTAGAAATGGTGTCGGATTTAGTTGATGAATATTCTGTTCATTACGCTGATACCACAGACCAATTTCTCTTTAATACTCCGTCTGAAGCTAATGTTAAAGTTAGTTATGACGTGAATACGGAGAAAGTTGATATGCGATTTGCTAGTAATAATAATGATAGCCATCTGGGCTTCAATGCTGAAGGTATGCTGGACATTGAAGTTCCTTCGATGTTCAAGTGTATAATCGGTGCAGCTTGGTTTGTTAGCACAGTTAATGTGTTTATTTGTGACAGTTTTGAATATTTTATTTCAATTTTATCAAATTTTTCAAATTCTTTTAGTGATTTTGTTTTAGATAATTCTTTATTTTTAATGCTAGGGTGTTTTGTCCTAGCTGGTTTTATATGTTTATATTTTTTGAAAGTTCCTACTCCTGAGGAACGAATTGTACAAACTTTTAATAATTTTTTAAATGCTGTAGATTTTGCCGGAGTTCCAAGAGAACATCTGGCCCAAGTTTGTAATTTTTGTATGACTGAAAACCCATCTTCTTTAAATTTTAAAAATTTGTCTTTTTCTTGTGAGAGTTTTCAGTCTCCTTTTAAATTTAACACTTCTGTTTCTAGTGTTTTTTCATCTTTTTTTGATATAACAGTTTTTTCTACTTTAGGACCTTCTACGGTCAAATGTTTTGCTTCGGGCCGAAGTTTGTTGGTCCCTTTTCATTGTTTAACAACTAATAGTTCTCTTCAGGAAAATTATAGAGTGGTAGTATATTCTGACATGTCTCAGAATAAAAGAATAATAGATCATGAGTGTGTGAAATTGGCATACCATGATGAAAAAGACGATGTTGCTATATTGCAACTTCCGCGAACATTCCCTTCACCTTTCAAAGATCGTTCTAAATGGTTTAGAAAGGATTTGGATTCTGAATCCCCATCATTTCTAATTAATAATACTGGAGTGGCTTCGTTGGTTGGCTTAAATGCTAGACCTGCGCAGCCAAATTCTTATAGAACTTATACTTGGTCTAATACCTTTGGTGCCACTGATTTATTCTATGACACTAGAGGTAAAGGACTTTGTGGGTCCCTTGTGTTCCAACAAGATTGTGGTTTTGTTGGTATGCATGTGGCTGGTAATGCTGGAACAGGAGTCGGAGTTGGTAAGATTTGGAATGCGGTTACGCGTGAGCGTATCGCCCAGGTTTTGTCAGCGCCTGCTACTCAAATCCCTTTTGCAATAGTTCAATATAAGGATTCAAACTCAAGCGTTATGAAGTTAGGAATTGATGAGGAATTAGGAATGTCAGAAGAAGAATTTCGAAAAATTCAAGCTAGTGTTCCATCTTGTTCAAAACTAGTTACTACGCCTCTCTACGGGATATATCCGGTATCTCGTTTTCCTGCTCAGTTAAGTAAATATGGCAGATGCACTGTGAAAGATGTTGCTAAGAAATCTTTCTCTCCTCTAGTCTGTGTAGATGAGAAAGAGATGCAATTTGCAATTGACACAATGCGAGCTATATTACCAGAATTCACAAAGATAACAGATAGTGAAGTTATTGTTGGTAATGCTTCTTTGGCCGCTCTAAATAAGAAATCTTCAAACGGTTTTGGCTGTCTTCCCGATAAGGCAGATTATATCGATTTTGATCGTAGAGAATTTAAAGATTTTTTTAAGATTGAACTGAATGATATAGAAACCCAGTTAAAGCAGCAACTTCTTCCTTGGAAGAATTTTGTTTGGGTGGAATCGTTGAAAGATGAATTAAGAGGAGTGGAAAAAGAGGGATTACCTCGAAGTTTCCGGGTAGGCACTGTTCATCAGCAAGTGCTTTCTAAGAAATATCTGGGCGACCTCGTACAAAAGTTGATGTCTTTTCGTGAATTTAATGGTATAATGGTGGGAGTTAATCCTTTTATAGAATGGGACAATTTAGCAAAGAAATTGTCTAATTACCATTTGTTCGCGGCTGATGTTAAACAGTGGGACGGAGGCATGCTAGTTCAAGTGCAGCGTGCCGTCGTCCAAGAGATCGTTAAGAAGTTTCAAGGTACAGTACCGGAAACAAAAGCCTTAGAGCTTTTACTGGAAACAATAATACATAGTTTGGTTATCGTTCAAGATGATTTTTACTTAACAACTCATTCTCTTCCCTCTGGTCATTTTTTAACTGCCATTTTTAATAGTTTAGTTAATAGATTTTATACCGCTATGTGGTATTATAGACAAATGAGTAAGTATGGTAGGGTCGTAAGTGTGAAACAGTATTTCGAGGACGTGTTAGATTTGGTTTATGGAGATGATAAGGTAGTAGGTGTTAAAAATAATTTTGACATCTTGACAGCGCGAACAATGCGTGACTTTTTCACTTCTATAGGCCTGGGTTTGACTACTTCCACAAAAGGAGAGATAAATTTTGACTTTCAGAGCTTGCAAGATATAGATTTCTTGAAAAGGAAATTTGTTTATCATCAAGATCTGGGTCGATATATGTGTCCCCTTGAATTACGAACGTTATATTCTGGATTGTCTTTTGTCATGAGTGATAAGGATATGTCGCAAGTTTTGGATGATAAAATAAATAATATTCAGAGAGAATTATTTCTTCATCCTGACTACGACAAACACTTAGAGGATCTCTATGCTAGACTAGACAAGTATAACTACCCGTACATGAAATTACCTGTTTCTTATTTACGATTCTTATATACAGATCAAGAGTCTCTAATACGTATGTATGAGTCTTTGTTTTAATTTTATTTTACATATTTTTATTTTAATTTTGTGTTTTATTTTAAATTTTATATTTTGTATATATTGGAAAATTAAATTTTTGGAGTTATAAGTCATTTTTGTTTTGATAATTGTTAATATTGACGCTACCTTTTAATTTTCTTTCGTTTTAAATCAATATCACGT